AGCCAATGCTGAATATGGGTTTTCATCAAATGGTACAGTTATAAGCTTTCTGTCGTTACTTCCCCAAGTAAACGTACGCTGATCATTTGAAAGCTTGATTATGCCTTGCTCTACAGCTTTAATACCTAGATTTCTTACATTAAGGTTTTCGTCTGATACCAGCTCCATAAATAATGCCGGATTACTACGAGCAAAAAGCAACAAATCTCTTTTTAATTCTTTAGACGTCATATCTGAAACAGCATTACCTAGCTCGGTACGCATAATAGCCTCCATGTGATCTACGTCTAGTGATTTAGCAATTGATAACGCTTCTATTTCTAGCTCTAAGTAATCAAGATCGCTTTCGGCTTGCTTTGCATTATCAATTTCTATATATTTTTTATTTTTTAAAGGGTGATATAAAGATAGCAATTTTTGTAATGTTTGCTTTTCTTTTGAAACAACTAAAACGCCATCGTTAAAAACAATATGTTCAAGTTTTGCGTCACCTTTAAATTCATCAACAAAAGGACTTCTTTGATTTACAGCGTATTTTAATTCACGCTCATATCCTTTTTCTTCATCAAACCAATACAGATTTCTTGATTGAATTGTTGCTGTAATTGGTGTTTTACCGTTTTTAAGTTTATAAATTCGGTCTTTAATTTCCCACTTGGGAGCAGTTGCTACTGCTTTTTCTTTTTTTGCCATGATATAATAAAATAAAAAAATTAAAATAAAGCCGGAGGTGCCGTATTAGCACCCCCAAGCTTTAAAAAATATTATGCATTAAACAATACGAAATTGTTCGCAGCTTGTACAACTAAACATCTTTCAGATAAGTAATGTACTTCCATTGCGTCTAGATCGCTTGTAGATGCTCCACCTACAGATCCAGTAACCCAAGACTTCATTCTTCGATCATCAGCTTCAGAAGCACGGTAACGTACGTGAAGGAATGGTCGGCGAATATTCTTGCCCATTACTTGATCATATACAGATGAAGTACCAGCAGGTACTAGCACGCCTTTGATGTCATTGATAAATCCACGAGTTTGACCGTCATTCAAATATTTCCAGTCGGTTTTGTAGAAGTCATAAGAACCTCTGCGGAAACCAGAAAAGCCTAAATTCAACGCCATATCCTCGCTGTTTTCAAATACCCCGTAAGAAGTACCTCCACTCCCGTAAGAGTTTTGAGAAGCTAGCCAGTCGTCAAGCTTTAGGTTTCGCTCACGGTTAAGGAAGAACATATTTTCTTCAATAGCTCCTTGAGCATCTAGTTTAGCAATAAGATCGCTCACATCAACAGTAGTATCAGCAACTGCGCCATCAAACATAGTAGCGGTATGTCCACGTGTTTCAATAGCAGAAAAAAGACCTTCTGTACCAACAGCGTCTCCGTCTGTTCCAAGAACAGAATCAACAGTGTTTCCAGCTCCGCCTTTTTCAGACTCAACTAGTGTCATTTCAAGATAATCCTCATAACGAGTACGAGTTTCACCTTCAGCCTTGATATACCATAGGTAACCAGACTGCCCAGCTTCACCAGATACTTCTACCCAGCCAATTTGAGCTGAATCAGAACCTGAGATTTCAAACTTGTCTTTAATGATAACAGGCTTGTTTGTAAAAGTACTGAAAGAAGGAGAGATTGTATCGCCTTGCATTCCGCTTTGTCCTTTTGCAAAGCGTAGTGCTATCTGTAGGCAAAGAAGGGATTGCAGAAACATAACCTTTAGTGGTAGTAGTTCCATCAGAAATAATAACCAACTGACCTACGCGAATAGCGTGACCGGCAGCAATAGTAACCAAACCTGAAGCAGCAGTTGTAATAACACAAGTGTTGTCAGATCCAGTTCCGTAAGAAAGGTGAAGTCTATTTTGCTCAGACCAAACGATTTGATCAGAAGCCATAGGCATTTCAGCACCTACCATACGTAGGAAAGAAGAGATAGAACGATTTCCATATCGCTCTACTTCTTGCTCATATAATTCAGGAAGGTACTGCTGAGACCAGTCATTAGTACCGTCTGTAAAGTTTAAGTAATTAGAAGCTAAAGCCTTTTTTACTGGAAGGGCTTCAGTTCCTTGAAAAGTAATTGCCATTTTGTAATTTTTAAGTTTAAGTTTAATTTTAGAAGTATCATCACCAACTAACGCTCTTGCTTTAAAACCGCTCGGATCATTACTTTTTGTATAAACCCCTCTCGGGTCCATATTAATGTTCTTTGCTTTTTTCATACTATCTTTCATTGCATCGGCTTTGCCTTGCTCATAAAAGTGATTTGCAATTGTGTCAGCATTCATAGCTGTGAATAAAGACTTATGGTAGTTTTTAGCGTCATTCATAGTATTGTCTTCGTTTAGAAACTTTCTAATGAAATTATTAATGTCGCTTTGTTCTGATTTTACCTCACCCGCGTCTTTTACATTAAACCTATACCGCTTGTCTCCAACCTTATATTCAAAACCTTTGAATTGGTCATTAAAAACTTGCTCGGTTTTTTGTAAAAACACAGACTTTTGTCTTTCAGCTATTTTTGATGTTTCTTCGTTTTCTTTGTTATATCTATTGAAAAAGTCAACAGCCTTTTGTTGATCCTGTGTTAACTTAGATCCAGCTTTGATTTCCTCATAGTATTTGTTTTTTAGCCCTTCAAGCTCAGATTTAGCGCTTGCTACTTCTTCTTTGAATGCTAATTTTTTTCTTTTTACATCTCTTTCATCGTCAACTTCTTCGTCAAATGTAAATTTGTCTTCAATAAGAAAGTCAATTTCTTCAGATGATAGATGCGGTTTTGATTGTTGGTAATATTCTCTAAGTAGCGCAAGATCATCTGTACTAGAGTAATCTTTATTCAATGCTACATAATCTTCAAGCGTACCGCCTGTTTCGTTTATAAAATCAACAACCTTTTGAATATTTTCAGGAAGCTCTATACCTTGCTCCTCTTCTTTTTGAAATGCTTCTTCAACTTCTTCAGCAAGATCTTCAACTTCTTTAATAGTTTCTTCTTGCTCTTCTTCAACTTCTGGAAGCTCTTCTAAAATTACTTCTTCAGCTTCTTCTTGGTTTTCTTGTCCCACTTCTGGCAATTCCACTTCGGCTTTTTCCCCTGTTTCTTCAACCGGTTCATCTCCGCGTAGCACGCTGCCCTCTGGTTCTTGTTCTTGAACGGCATTTTCTTCTTCTTGTTTTTGTTCACTTGCAGGCGGTTGACTTAAATCAACTTTGTGTACTCCATCTTCAAATGTAGCACCTGCTTTTTCTTGCACAAGTTGTTCTTTTTCTTGTATTGATAGCTCTTCGCTTTCAACAACTTTTGCTTCAATGTTTTCAGACATAATAAAATATTATAAGATTATACACTATACATTACTTGGGTTCAAAAGAACCTAAGTCAAAATCACCACTAAGTATATCATTTCCTGCAGATTCAAATGCTTTTGGTGGTAAATTGTTTTTTCTTTGATTAATTAGCTCACTCTGTTGCGATGCTTGTATTTTTGTTCGTTCGTCTTTACGATCTTCTTTTTCTTTAATAGCAGACTTAGCGGTTTCAACTTCCAATCCTTTTAGTTGCATGTTCATTTGAAATTCAAGCTGCATCAAGTCTTTCTTAAGCTGCGCTTCGTTTGCTAGCCTTTGCATTTCAAGCTGCGACTCTAACTGTTTGAGCTCTGCTTTTTGTGCTGTTAAAGCCTGCTGCTTTTGAACCTCTGCTTGCGCAGCAACTTGTTGCGCCTGAGCGTTAGCTTGTGATTGTGCTTGAATATTTTGCTGTTGCATTTGTTGATCGCGCTCAAGCTTTTTCTTTCTACGTATTTTTAGCATTTGATTTGCTAACTGTACGTTTTTAATTTCCCGTAAATCAATAGCGTCTTCTAGTTCAATAAGACCAGCGCTTAATGCTGCTTGTATATTATTTTCAAGCTTTTGAGCTTCTTCTTCGTCTGGCATCAAATCAATAAATATACCAAAGTCATGCAAATGTAACTCGCTAAGCTCCGCTAGTGTTGCTACATTGTGAATACCAATTGATTGTATAAATGCTTCTTTAGCTGGTGAGTATTCAATTACATCAGCAACGCGCAGCGATATTTTTTCAGCTGTTTCCGCAGTTAAGAATAAACCGCTTTGCAATATATGTCTCGTGGCAGTATTGCTATTTGCAGCCGCTAACTTTTGTACACCTACCAATGCTTTTGGATCTGGTGACGTCCCGTCTCTTGCTTCATTTAAGCCTGTAGCATCCCGCATCATTTGTAAATAATAGTTATATGTACTTACAAGCGAAGCTATTTTATTGCTGCCACTATTTGAATTAATCTCTTGAATAGGTACTTTACCTGGATTCATATCGCCGTCTGACGTAAATGATCTACCAATTACAG